TAAAATCGAGGCTGAAAAGGCTGACACGATATATCACATTGCCTGCTGCACTGCTGATATTGTTGGAATGCTGACGGGTGATGAGGGATATGGGAAAAGAATAAGGGAGAAGATTGGAGGAATGGATAAATGCTGAAATGCGAAAAATGTATTCATAAGAAAATCTGCATCGACGGGGCAAATTACAAGAACGCCGAGGCTTGCAGGAATTTTATCAATGAAAATGATGTTGTGCCTGTAAAGCATGGACATTGGATAAAAACAGGTGGGTATGTATGCGGTGATCACGAATACATATGCTCTCGGTGTAACGAAACATACTGGGAGGGTGATAATTTTGCAGAGAGGGCACAATGGTGTCTGAGTTGCGGGGCAAAGATGGACGGAGGCGAAAACAATGGAACGTGAAATTTTGTTCAGAGGAAAAGCCATAAATCGCGATGAAGGGTATCACAGAACAGAATATAAAAATGGCGATTGGGTCTATGGATTATTAACTCAACCTTATAACGAAAGGTATGATTTACCCGCTGAAATGACTAATACGTTAGGCGTAAGCGGAATAGAGGTTGATTGTAAAACCATAGGACAGTTTACGGGATTGTCCGATAAGAATGGTGTTAAAATCTTCGAGGGCGATATTGTAAGGTACGGCGATACAATCCATGAAGTGGTTTTTGAGCAACGAAACGGGACAGCATATTTTGGGCTGGTTTACTCGAAAAGTGAGACCCTGCCATTTGGGCATTATCAGGACATGAGGCAAATCGAGGTCATAGGCAATATCTATGACAATGGATATCCATTCTGACAAGAAGGAGAATAACAGATGCGTGAAATATTATTTCGTGGCAAAGAAAAGAATAGCGGCGAGTGGATATATGGCGATTTACGTCATATATCTGACGGTCACGGCGGTTATATCCTGTGTATCGTGGACAACACAAACGGCAGAAACAACGATGTTACAGGTGTTGAAGTAGTTCCCGAAACAGTCGGACAGTACACAGGTCTTACCGACAAGAACGGCGTGAAAATCTTCGAGGGGGATATCGTTAAGGGCACTGCATATTCTGCTACAATGATTGGTGTGATTGTTTGGATTGATGAAATTTCAAGCTTTGGTGTGCGCTATGTCAACGCCCCAAATCCTACCGCTTGGGTAAATTCATCTATTTTGAGATGTGCTGCAATAGGTAAAACAGATGAATTTGCAGCAGAAGTCATCGGCAACATTTACGATAATCCCGAATTGCTCGGAGGCGGCCCAAATGTCCAAATGTAATACCTGTGTTTATCGCTTCCGTGACGAACATCGAACAGCCTGCGGGTATATCCTAAGCACCGGAGCGCCGAGGGGCTGCACTGTGGAGGAATGCGATAAATACAAACGTGGCAGATCATACGCAAAGAAAGCCGCACTTGCGGCTGTATCAATAAAGGGAAGGAGAGTAAAATGATAGAGATCGACTGGAAAGCAGAAGCTGTGAAAGAGCTGAGAAACTACAAATTCAACGTGCAGGGTGTAAAGAACCTGCGGGAGCGGATAGAGATACTTGACGCTCAGCTTGAGGGCATACGTTCTCCCGGAAGCACTGAGGGGGCAGAGAGCGGACGTGAGCGTGACGAGACCTACTGCGACGTTATCACCAAGCGGGACAATATGCGCAGGAGGCTTGATATCATCGAGCGTGAGATACAGCTCATAGATAAAGCGTTGTCAGCACTCAGCCAGCCTGAGCGAGATGCTCTTGTTATCAGGTACATAAACAGCGAATATAACAGCATAGGGCATATCTGTTCAAAGCTTCACGTTGAGCGCACAAAAGCCTACAGTATCTGCGCAGGAGCATTGCGGCATTTTTCGGCTGCTCTTTTTGGCTTGTCAGCCGAAAAATAAGGGAGCGGAAGTCCTGCTGAAAATCTGCGGACAAATTGCGGACAAATTGCGTACTCCAAACGCCGTTTTTTGTGCTATGCTATTATCATAGCAAAGTGTAAAGGGGGCATAATATGCGCAGGTCGTGCGTCTATTGCGGGCGTATTCACCCAAAGGGGTATATATGTCCGTTAAAGCCTGTGCGGCGCAAAGGACGTTCAAATGCGGACAGGTTCCGAAGCACTTCTGTGTGGCAGAAAAAGCGTGAGCATATAGCCGCAAGAGACCGCAATTTATGCCGTGTATGTCTCAAAAACGGCATATATTCGCATGATATCCAGGTGCATCATATCACACCGCTTGCAGTCGATTACAGCAAACGGCTTGACGATGATAACCTTATCTGCCTGTGTCCGATGCACCACGAAGCCGCAGAAAAGGGCGATATTTCAGCAGATATGCTGCGGACCCTGGCAGCTTCTCCCATATTCGACTGATATCCCCCCGGGCCATGTGCTTTAGTCAGATAAAGTCTTTTAGACCAACGCCTGCCCTCTGTACACAAAAAATCTGTAAAATGAAATTTTTTGACATGGAGTGAGGAAATGGCAAGACCTTGCAAGTCGGCTGGACTGCTGACAGAATGTTCGCAGACCAAAGCGGAAATTGCAGCACGGCAGGAAAAGGAAACCCAGCTCAGGGGCAAAAGCAAAAAGCCGCCGACTGCCCCAGTGTGGCTGACGGCAAATCAGAAGAAGATTTTCAGGCTCATTGTGGCCGAGCTGAAAGAGGCGGATATCCTGTGCAAGCTTGATGTGTGGATATTGCAGGAGTGTGTTATTGCGATAGACAGTCTGGAGCAGATAGACAAGGCCTGCAATGCTGACCCCACACTCATATATGCCAAGGACGTTCTTTCCGCAAGAGAGAAAAATACAAAGATACTCTTCCGCTGCTGCAATGAGTTGTCGCTCTCGCCTCAGTCCAGAGCCAAGATAGCAAACATCAACGTTCAGGCTGACGATGGAACAGCCCTTCTCAGGGCCATTCTTGCGGGAGACGATGAAGACGAGGAATGAATGCGTTCTGTTCTTTTTAGAGGACCGGGCGCATTTTTTATGCCAAAATGAAAGGAAAGGATATGGTGTTATGAAAAAGCTATTTATTTCTCAGCCTATGAGAGGCAAATCAAACGAGGAGATCATTGCGGAAAGAGAAAAAGCCGTCAAGGCGGCTGCTGAAAAGCTCGGCGAACCTGTGGAGGTCATTGATTCATTTTTCAAGGACGCTCCTGTCACTGCTGCTCCTCTGTGGTTTCTCGGCAAGTCCCTTGAACTGCTCGCCGATGCGGATATCATCTATTTCTGCCCCGGCTGGGATACTGCGAGAGGGTGCAAAATAGAGCACCAATGCGCTGTTGAATATGGCATAGAGAGGATCTATGAGTAAAAGGGGTCGAAATCGACCCGGATAACCCCCTCGATTTCGAGGGGTTAAGAAAGGGTGATGAGATGGATTTTGAGATAAGGGCGGACGGCGTCCTGCACATTGAGGGCTACGTTAATGCCGTCGAGCGTGACAGCCGCATTGTGATGTGCCCCGAATGCGGCAAATGCGTTGAGCAGATCGCCGCAGGCGCTTTCGGCAATGCTCTGAGAGCGGCTAAAAATGTTGATATGCTGCTCAATCACGACAAGGGGCGGAAGATAGGCTCCACTTCCGAGGGCACTCTCGCCCTTACAGAGGACAGTATCGGGCTGAGGGCGTCGGCGGACATCACCGACGAGGAAGTTGTGGAAAAGGCGAGAAACGGGCTTCTCCGTGGCTGGAGCTTCGGGTTCAAGGCTACCGACACCGAAATAGAACAGCGCTCTCAGGGCGTACCCAGACGGCACGTAAAGGCACTGAACATCTCCGAGGTATCGCTGATAGATGACCGTTACCGCCCCTGTTATGCGGGCACTTCCATTGACCTGAGGGCGTATGCCGAGGGAGAAGAAGATGCGGACTTTACAGAGCTGAGGTTTGATGCTGATGTTCATGAAAAGTCTCCCGAACCCGACGCTCCCGACTTCTCCGCTTTTGAAAGCCGCATAGCCAAAGCAGAGATGAGAGGGTATGAAATGAGAGCGGAAATGCTGTCCGACCCGCCCTGAATGTGGGAAGTGAGATATAATCCGTATCACGATGATAAGGGGAGATTTGCAAAAAGTCCTCATTCAAGCTCCAAAAAGAACTTGACAAAGAGCGGAGTAAATGTTAAACTTGATTCAAAAGGAAAGCCGTTCAAGTTTGAAACAGTACAGCTTCCCAAAAAAGAATATGCCGAGGTAATGAGTGAGATAGGCAGATGGTGGCATGCCAAATATGACGGAGTTGAATTTTGCAGAATGGATTTTACTGATAAAACCTATTACTTTGAAAATCGAGGTATCGGAGATTACAACATTTACAATGTCAGGAGGAACAAGAAATGACGGTTTCAAATAAAAAAGATAAGCTGCGTAAACTGCTCGAAAGGACTCCTAAGGCATATAATGACTTCATAAACGGAACTCTGAGAGATGCAGATGAATATAACGCATACGACAAGCTTATCGGCTTTATGGAAGAAAACCCGAATGCAACCTCTTCCGATGTGACATATTTTCTCACTGTAAATATCCTGGGAATTAAACCAATTAAATAAGCCGCTCTTCGGGGCGGTATTTTTATGTCCTGAAAATCAAATCAAAAAACACCGTTTTGCAGTCGGCTGCACAGCAGCACTGCAAGGCGGCTTTTTTATACCCAAACGACCAAAACAAGGAGGAAAAAAGCATGAATTTAAAGTCACTTATCGAAAAGAGAGGACAGCTCACCGCACAGATGAACGCTATTCTCGGCAAGGCAAAGGAGGAGAACCGTGCAGTTTCCGATGAAGAGGCGGCACAGTTTGAAGCCCTTGACAAGGAGATCGCAGACACTGACCGTTCCATTGAGCTTGAAAAGCGTGCCCAGAAGGTCAATGACACAGGCTGTGACCTTGACGGCGGTTCAGATCTCATCGCCGATGACGGCGAGGAAAAGAGAGCCGCAAAGGATATCGTATCCGATTTTATCAGAGGCAATGAGCTGAGAGCGGGAGAGATGACCACTTCCACAACAGGCAGCATTATCCCCTCAGAGTTCTCGCGGGACATTATTCACAAGTTCACTGAGCTTTCGGGCATCGTTAACCGTGTATCTGTGGTAAACAGCGCAGGCACCTACAAGCAGATCGTAGCGGACAACGACAACAAGATATCCGCAGGCTGGACAGGCGAAATTGAGGAGATCACCTCTTCCGCCGCAAAGTTCAAGACCATCGAGATAAAGCACCACAAGCTTACTGCTCTGGCAAAGCTCTCCCTTGAAGTAATCAACCAGAACGCCTTTGACATCGCAACAGAAGTCGAGAACCAGACCCTGCGTGACATGGCTGTAAAGGCTGAGACCGCTATCATCAAGGGCACAGGCACAGACCAGCCCAAGGGACTTGTAAAGTCCGGCACGGCGTTCACACTTGCGTCTGCCGCTGCCATCACCGCTGACGAGATCGTGAAGATATTCCATTCCCTCAAAAGCTTCTATCAGCAGGACGCAGCATGGATAATGAGCAACGACACCCTCTGCGCTGTAAGACTGCTGAAAGACGGCGACGGTCATTATATCTTCCACCAGAATGACCTTACAAGCGGCTATGTCGGCACCATTCTCGGCAAGCCTGTGCTGGTTTCCGAAGCTATGGACAATATGGGCAGCGAGACGCACCCTATCCTTTTCGGCGATTTTGCAAGGGCATACAAGGTAAATCTCAACCCCGATATGTCTATGCAGATACTCAACGAAAAGTATGCTGAGTACGGCATGAAGGGTATCCTTACCATTATGTGGCTTGACGGTCAGCCTGTGAACGAGGACGCATATGTCGTCGCTTCCTGTCCTAAGGTAGGCGGCTGATGATGTACACAGCAAACGTGTCATTCGCAGGCAAGGTAAGTATGTACAAGGGCGAGGTAAGGGAGCTGTCCGAGGCGGCGGCTTCCGAGCTTCTCCGCTGCGGATATATTTCCGAAGTCGAGCCTGAGCCTGAAAAGGAGGAAGCCCATGAAACTAAGCGAGGCAACTCTGGCAAGCGTAAAGCTTGCGATGCGCATTGACTACGACCTTGACGACAGCCTTATCGAAAGCATTATGGAAGCCGCCAAGGGCTACATACGCACCTACACGGGGCTTACAGATGAACGGTTGGACGATTATCCGGAAGTGATACACGCATTCAACTGCCTGTGCATTGATATGTACGACAACCGCTCTGTCGAAATAGCCAACGGCAGGGAAAATCCCACGGTAAAGCAGATGCTGGGCGGAATTGCGGTGAATTACCTATGATAACGGCAGGTCAGCTCAATGCTGTGATATGCTTCCAGCGGTCGGTGAACGATGTATGGGAAGACCACCTCACCTGTCGTGGCTACATCAACGGACTTAGCGGAAACGAGTTCTTCATAGCCAACGCAGGCTATGAGGCGGCGCTGACGGTAACGATACAGTGCAGATATCAGCCTGCGCTTATGCGCATTACACCCATGCAGTACAGAGCTGTATCGGGGGGCGTGGTATATGAGCTCATTTCCCCTGCCGATGATGTGGGAAGCAGGCACAGCGAGATAAAGTTCCGTGCAAAGCGGATATACACCGAGGAGGACGGTCAATGACCTTTGAAGAGATACTGGCGGAAGCCAAAAAAATATGCGGGCGCATGGAATGGCACTCTTTCAGGGCTGTTCCAGGTGAGCACCGCTTCGGCACCTATAACATTCCCAAAAAGGACTTTGACGGTGCTGACGAAATGGCATTTTACCGCCATTATCCCCTTGAAATTACGTTTTTCTACCGTGAAAGCAAGCAGAAAGGCGACTTTGAGGGAGAAAAGAAATTCGAGGCTGCCGCAGCGGGAGCGGGCGAGTTTTCCTGCACCATGGGCTACGACAGCACAAACAATCTGTTCTACACACAGTATGTGTTTGATATTACAGAACATATCGAGGAGGAATGATCTATGGCAATGACCAAAAAGACCTATTACGGCTCGGGCCGTGTTTACAGCGCCGACTATGACGCAAGCAAGTTTCCTGCGGTTGCGGATACCAAAGCCATCACATCTGAGGAAGCGGCTGCGGTCATCAAGTACATTTCGGGCATTATGGTCGAAGATAACCAGATAGGTTACCTTAAAGACGGCTACGAGGTAAAGGTGGAGACTTCCAACCTTTCCGACAAGTCAGACCTGGGCGAGATGAAGATCGATGTTATCTCAGATGAAAAGGGCACATCAAATTTCAAGCTCTTCAACGCAAACGGCGAGACCATCGCAAAGCAGTACCCCACCGCAAAGCATTCCAAGGACACCGCATCGGGCTTTGGCTTTACTTTTGTGGGCGGTCTGGGCAACATGGACGAGACTGTTCACGTTGTTGTATTCAAGCACGATGACAAGAAGTACGGCGATACCGTGGTCGTTGTTATCGGCAAGAACACAAGCGGCTTTGACGCTGTATGGAAGCAGGACAGCGTAACTCCCTTTGCGTGTGCATATGCTCTGGAGCCTTTTTATGATTCGGGCGAGTTTATGCTCATGGTCGATGCAAAGGCAGGTCATGTATGGACTGCGAGTGGGGAATAACCCCATTTGAAAAGCCTGTTTTTCCTGTTGCTCTTCCGCCTGTGGGCATTATCAATGTTCCCGTATGCTCAAAACACACATGGGACGTTATCAACATTGCCCGCAGCGGCAGGGAGATAAAAAAGGCGGCATATCTTCTGGCGGAGATCCCCGAGGATATGCCCATACAGTCCCTGCTGGAGTTTGTGAGCAGCTATATCAAGGCTGTGAACGACTACTGCGAGGACTTTGCGGATATCTACGGCATACCCGACAAGCCCGATTTTGAGCATGACGAGGAAGAGACCAAGCTCCCTGTGCTGACATTCGGCGAACGCATTGTCAGGGAACACACGGGGTTTGACTTTGACCGCATAAACGAGCTTGATATCCTTGATTACAAGCTCCTGCTTGCCGATGCCTGCAAGATAAAAATACTCGGCAGGTCGGACGGCAGCGGAAAGGCATATCTCAACGAGTGCTGGGAGTTTATGCACAGGGAAAGCAGTATTTTTGAGTGAGGTGGGAATATGAATGATTACAGCACTTATGAAAAACGCCTTGCAGAAATAAGAATGAAAGGTATGGAGCTCAGAGCTGAGGAAGCAGAGCTTCGCTTCAACCCGTATCACGACCCGACAAATGGACGTTTTACCACAGCTGGCGGCGGAAGCGGCAGCTTTCTTTACTCAAAGGGTGGGAAAAGCTTTTATGTTGTGAGTGGTGAACAAGTGAAAAGCAACGCTAAATATAATGGGTTTAGTGTAACCGATTCTAAAGGTAAAACAGAAAGCTTTACAGTTGTTGACGGCCGTGTACGGTATGCAGACCAAAGAAAATATGACGGATTTATGGGCAGTGGAACTCAAAGTATATATCAGAAAGCATATGACCGAGTTGGCAGTGTTGATGGGATTATCAGCCAAATAAATAAAGTTGGGAAAGGGAAAGCATCTATCATTTCAGATGATGACGTTGAAAAAATGCGTGCTGATTATAAGCTCAAGCGTGAAGCGATTGACAAAGAAATGACAACACTATTGTCCGGCAACAAACACAGCGTAAATCGACACAGAACTTATTGGAGTGCGATGTAGCAGAATATCTCAAAGAAAGCGAGTAAATAACCGCTTATACACCAAAAATCAAAACGCCGAAAGGAGGGCGTATTTTGCTTGAATATCACCGATACAAGGGCATACAGATACGCCCTTTTTTGTGTTAATGAGACCGACGGCAAGGTCGGACGATACGTAAAGAAGCAGTGCGAAAAATGGCTTGAAATTGCGGACGGAAGAAACCCCGATGCGGATGTGAGCATGGCGGAATACAAGCGGATAAGCGGCATTCTCCGCCTTATGGTACACCCTGACCTTAACTGCCCTATGCTTACGGGGCTGGAAGATTATGCGATGCTGTTCATCACTGCGGTGCTGTGCACCAAGGGCAGGGACGGCAGGCGGTATTATTCCACGGCTATCCTTGAAATTGCCCGCAAGAATTTCAAGACATTTGTTTCGGCGGTCATATTCATTATTCTGATGCTGACCGAGCCGAGGTTCGCTCGGCTTTTTTCCGTAGCGCCTGACTATAAGCTTTCATCGGAGCTGAGACTGGCGGTAAGAAAAATTATCAAGGTCTCTCCGCTTCTGGTGAAGCATTTCAAAATAAACCGGGATATGATAACCTGTAAGCTGACGGACATTGAATATACGCCCCTTGCGTACTCAAATGACCGACTGGACGGCAAGCTTGCAAACGCCTTTCTGGCGGACGAGGACGGCGCAATGGACAGCTATCCCGTAGAGGCAATGACCTCATCGCAGATAACGTTGCCTAACAAGCTTGGTATTATCATATCTACCCAATATCCCAATGAAAACAATGATTTCCTTGACCAGATAGATCTGAGCAAGAAAATTCTTGACGGCATAATCGAGCGTACAAATGTGTTTGCGCTGCTGTATGAGCCTGACATAGAGATCATCAACGACTGGGAGCATAACGATAATGTTATCTATCAGGCAAATCCTGCAGTGCATGGCAAGCCTCAGATGCTCGATAATCTCTTTGAAAAGCGGCAGATGGCTGTGCTTTACGAAAACAAGCGTGAGAATTTTCTCTGCAAGCACTGCAATATCCGCTACAAGTCCGTGGGAACCGAGGGCTATGTGCCTGTTGACAAGGTACAGCTTTGCCGCATAGAGCCTGACGACAGCTGGTGGAGAGGCAGGCGGGTATATCTGGGCAATGACCTTTCGCTCACGGACGATAACACTGCCGTTGCTATGGTCACAAATGATGACGGCGTTATTGTTGCCCGTGTGATGGGCTTTATCCCTGCGGACAAGATAGAGCTTAAATCCACAAGAGAGGGCATTGACTACAAGAAATTCGTTGCCGCAAGGTACTGTATTGCCTGCGGTGATGAGGTCATTGACTATGCTGTTGTGGAGGACTATATCCTGACCCTTGAAAGCACTCTGGGCGTGACCGTTGCGGGTGCAGGCTGGGACAGAATGAATGCGCTGTCCTCGATGCAAAAGGTGGAAAGTGCGGATGATCCTATCGAATGCACCATAGTAAAACAGCATTCAAGTGTTCTGCACCCTGCCACAAAGCTGTTGAAAGAGAGCATACTGGGCGGAAGCTTCCGCTATGAAAGAAATGCTCTGCTGGAAAACAGCTTTGAAAATGCCCGCTGCACATATGACACCAACATGAATATGTACGTCAACAAGAAGCGCAGTGCGGGCAAGGTGGATATGGTGGTGGCGCTGATAAACGCCGTGTATATGCTTATGGAAAACGAACTGCTGGCAGATGATTTTGTCTTCCAGTGCATTGATATATGATAAGGAGGGATTTTGACAATGGCGTTTAAGATTTTCGGCAGAAAGAAAAGTACTGAGACTGCGGAGAATTATTCTTTTTCCGAAGAGAGAGCCGAGGCCAAGGTATTGGAGGGCGGCTCGGGAGCGGAACTGCTGGCGGCGGCGCTCAGCGGCTGTCGTGTGACTGCTGACACAGCTATGCAGGTCCCTGCCGTTGCAAGATGCGTGAACATGATAGCGGGAGCAGTGGCTATGCTGCCCATAAGAATGTACCGCAAGGGCGAGGACGGCAAGCCCCAGGAGATAACCGACGACCCACGTATCACGCTCCTTAACGGCGACACAGGCGACACTCTGACCGCCGATGCAATGCGCTACGCATGGGTAAAGGACTATCTGCTGAACGGCGGAGGATACGCTTACATCGAGCGAAAAATGGGAATGCCCACGGGGATTTACTACATAGCTTACAGCGATGTGGGCGTAATAAAGAACACAACAGACCCCATTTACAAGAAATACAACTACAGCATAAGGGGCAAGAGTTTTTACCCTTATCAGCTGCTGAAAATACTCCGAAATACCGACGGCTACGGCAAGGGCAGGGGCGTTATTGATGACAGTCCCCTTGTAATTGATACGGCGTACAGCATGATAAAGTTCCAGCGCTCCCAGATGATGAAGGGCGGCAGCAAAAGAGGCTTTCTGAAAACCGAAAGCAGAGTTGACCAGAAGGTCATTGACGAAATAAAGAGCAAATGGAGAAATCTGTATTCCACAGAGGATTCCGAAAGCGTAATGTTTCTGAATGCCGGAATTGACTTCAAGGAGATATCCGCAACGTCCGTGGAAATGCAGATAAACCAGAACATACAGACCATAAACAGCGAGATACTGAGGCTTTTCGGCACATCTGACGGCATACTCAGTGCGGACACGGTAAAAAACGCCGTAATGCCTGTGCTGGACGTTATGGAAGCGGCGTTTGACAATGACCTGCTTCTCGAAAGCGAAAAGGGCAATGTATATTTCGCCTTTGACACCAGAGAGCTTACCAGGGGCGATATCCGGAGCAGATATGCGGCTTATTCTGTTGCGCTGAAAAACAACTTCATGCAGCTTGACGAGGTGAGGGCGCTGGAAGATCTCCCGCCTCTGGGTGTGAATTTTATCAAGCTGGGGCTTAATGATGTCCTGCTCGACCCCGTTACCAACAAGATATACACCCCCAACACCAATGCTATGGTTGACCTTGGTTCGGGTGAGGGAGCGGTCAAGACGGAGCCTGATATGGAGAAAAGAGGAAATCCAAGACATGACCCGGAAACGGGACGGTTTGCTCCGAAAAATGGCTTGACAACTATTGACAAATCAGATAAAAGTGATATAATAAATAGCAAAGAAAGCACAAAGGAATATGATACATCAGCACTTAATTCTTCAAATATAGAATTAAGCAAACACGTTTTGGAGAGAGCTACTGAACGTGGAATAACACAAGATGAAATCGTTGATGCAATAGACAATCCGCTTTCTGAAAAACCTGTAAAATGGGATAACTTAGGACGGCCCAGTTTCCAGAGAATAGGTGAAGCTGCTACAACGGCTATAAATCCCGAAAGCAAAAAGCTTACATCTACATGGAAAACCCATAAGAAGCTGAGAAACAAGTTGAAAGGTGGCGAGACATAATGACTGCTCAGTTTAATTCAGAACAGAAAAGTTTACTGAAAAAGATTGGACTGTCGGATAATTTCAATTCGGATATGAAAGACAGCGAGGTCGAAAAGTTTGTTGATAAGGTCTCGGATCACTTGCAGATGTCAGGCCTTACAGATAACGGGCTTAATCATGAGGGACAGATATGCGAGGATATTTTGAATTTGATTGCTGACATATAAACCGCTTTGGTATCATATCAAGGCGGTTTTATTATACCCACACAAGCGTTTTGCAGTTGACTGCAAGGCGCATTTTTTATGCCCTGAGGAGGCGGGAATATGGCGGAAGAATGGCATGGTGAAAGAAAAAGTGAGGACAGAATATACTGGTTAAACAAATATGGTGTCCGATTAGCAACCCAAATGACTGATGATATTTTGACAAGCATTCTGGATTACTCACAGGCTATTGTAGATGAATCCCATGATATAGCTAATGATATCCAAAAGCAAATGCTTAACAAAATAACCCGGATTACACCTGTAAGAGATTATTCAACTCATACGCAGGAAGTATCAAGAATTATTGTGCATAGGCATGAACCTGATGTTCCTATGGCTGTAAGGGAAAGAAAAGCGGATAAATATCAACCCGGAACAACAAAGGACAGCTGGCGGCGATTGACCACAAGCATCCTTGGAAAAGCCGAATATTCTATTGCGCATTCAAGGGTAGGATTTACAACACGAGAAAAAAGCCAGACACGTACAATATATGCTATAAGAAATGTAACAAGATGGTCTATAATTCATCTTTTGAATTTTAATCATGATACTGTTGCACATGAGGTCAGATATTTAGAATCAGCAAAAGGAAGTAATTTTGTGACAGATGTGCAGAATTGGGGCAGGCAGGAACTTGACCGCAGGCTTAAAGAATATTTTGATGCTAAATAAAGAGGTGTTTTGAATGGCAAACAAATACGGCTATATGGCTAAGATAGGCATTGACACAAGCGGCTTGCAGACCAGCATAAAGGATGTTGATACAGCTGTAAAGAGCCTTTCACGTGAAATGAAAGCTGTTGACAGTGTTATTGCGCAGTCGGGTGAAAGTGCAGAGATGACCGCTCAGAAAAATGAGCTGTATTCCCAGAAAATCGCCAAGCTTACGGAAAAGCTCACGGCACTGAAATCTGTTGAGAATAATGTTTTATCGGCAAGGAACAACGGCAATATTTCCGCTGAGCAGTTCAGAGAGTATGAACGTGAGGTAGTTTCTACCGAATCGGCTCTTAAAAGGCTTACCGAAGAACAAAAAAATCTCGGAAAAGCGACCGAGGAGACAACTCAAAAAGCCGTTACCCTTGGGGATATCGTAAAAGCAAATGTTATCTCGGACGTTATTGTCAAAGGTGCTGAAAAGGTAACAGGAGCGCTAAAACAGATATCAAGTGAAGCCATCAGCGCCTATTCTCAGTATGAGCAGATGGTGGGCGGCGTTGAAACGCTTTTTGCGGGAGCAGAGGATATTGTCCTTGAAAATGCGGAAAATGCTTTCAAGACAGCAGGCGTATCCGCAAATAACTATATGCAGACGATCACAAGCTTTTCGGCAACACTTCTGCAGGGACTTGACGGTGATACCGAAAAAGCAGCAAGGATAGCAGATCAGGCACTTATTGATATGTCAGATAACGCCAACAAAATGGGAACTGCTATGGGGTCAATACAGTACGCTTATCAGGGCTTTGCAAAGCAGAACTATACTATGCTTGACAACTTAAAGCTCGGATATGGCGGCTCACAGGCGGAAATGGCAAGACTTATCAATGATTCGGGCGTGTTAAACGGTCAGATGGTGGCTACTGCAAAAAATGTCAAGGAGATACCCTTTGACAAGGTGATAGAAGCTATCCATGTGATACAAACAAACCTTGGTATAACAGGCACTACCGCAAAGGAAGCGGAGACCACCATTGAAGGCTCTCTCAACAAGCTGAAAGCTTCGTGGGAAAACGCTCTTGTTGAGATAGCACAGCCTCTTGATGATTTTGCGCAGGACGGGCTTACCGTCCTCAATGACAACGTTGACGAAATAAAGGAAGCCCTTGTTGACACCATGGAGGAAATAAAGCCTCTGCTTGATGAGGGGCTTGAAAAGGCTAAGAACTGGATAGAAAGCGGAGGGCTTAAAGAGTTCTCGGAAGATGTTGTAGGCACGGTCGAATTTATTATCGACAACAAAGAAACTCTGTTGGGGATTTTTGCGGCTCTTGAACTTTCTCTCGGCGCTGAGAGAATGAACAAGGTCATTGACAGCTCCAAGGAGATAATATCTGCCATCAACGGCATTGGCGACGCTGCAAACACGGCTGTTGGCGGCGTTGATGCTATGTCGATGTCGCTCAGCGGCTGGGTCGCTGTTGCCGCTGTGACCATTACCACCGCAATGGCACTCAAGACTGCCATTGATAATGCTGCCGACCGTCTGGGAGAACACTCTGAAAAGGTAAATGCTCTTGATGACGAACACAAGGAGCTTTACGAGACCCTGGAGGAATATAACAGGCTGAAAGCCGAATCCATTGAGCTTGCGGCGCAGGAAGCAGGGCAGAATATAGAAGATGCCAAGGCAAGGGCGCAGAGCTACAAGTCTCAGATAGACACGCTGGAAAGCCTCATCGCAAAGAACCGTGAATATTACGGCACAAACGACCTGAGGGGCAATGAGCTTCACTATTTTGACCAGTCGGGCAATGCGGTGGGAAATGCGGGATCATTTGATGAGATATCCGACCAGCTGGGTTCACTGTACAGCAATTATTACGCCGCCAACGATATTGTCAGGGCATACAGCGAGACAATAAATGAGGCAGCGGATAACAGTGTCAAGCATATGGGAGAGGTCAGTGAAGCTGCCGCAAATTCCGTCAAAAGCGGTGAGGAAGCTCTGGCGAGTGCATGGGAGCATATCCGTGCGACCACCAAAGCAAAAATGGAGGAGTATGACAGCGACCTTGCCACCCACAAGATAGATGATAACACCTACTGGGCGCAGAGGAAAGCGTATCTTGAAGCCCACAGGGACGAGGAAAGCGAGGAATGGTGGAAATATTACGATGCCGTGACCGACCATTACGACAAGCTTTCCAAGACGGAAAAGACAGCCGCCGACAAGTCTGCGAAGGAAGCCGAGAACGCCCTCAAGGAGAGCTATTCACAGAAATACGAAGCCCTCAAACGTCAGCAGAAGGAAAACGGCTATGGTGACAGCTGGCTGGCGGACGAGCTGAAAAAGATGCTTTCCGAGCTTACCGAGGGCAGCGAACTGTATAACACCTACTACGACAAATGGCTTGACCTTACGGACAAAATATCCGATGCTACCGAAAAAGCCACGGAAAAAGAGGTCAAGGAGTGGAAAACATCTGCCGACAAGGTCGCAAATGCCGTTGAAAAGAAGTATGAGCAGGTACAGAAAGCTTTTGAAAAAGCCAAAAGCAGCTACATAAGTGCGCTTGACCTCTCCGCTTCCCAAAAGGCGGAGGACGATGTGTATTCCCGTCTGGGTCTTGCACGCCCCAAAAACGGCGAGGAAAGTGCAGATAGTCAGTACGATTTCAGCAGTGACACCATTTCAAAGCAGACCAAGGAGCTTGACGAATATACCCGTAACATGGAGCGGCTGGAAAAGTCGGATATTCCCGAGGAATATCTTGAAAACATCCGTTCCATGAGCTTCGACAAGCGAAAGGAATATGTCAAAGAGCTGTTGAAGCTTTCTCCCGAACGCCTGAAAAAGCATTATGCGGATATATCAAAGTATTACAGATCTGCGGAAAAGGCAGGCAGGAGCGACACCCAGTCCCTGAGAGACGATGCGGACAAGGCTGCCGAGGAAGCAAAGAACACCATTAAGACCTCTCTTGACGGCCTCAGCTCCAACGCCTACGAAAGCGGCAAGGCTGCGGCTGAGGCGTACTGGAAAGGCTTCAAGGAATACAAGGCGGACACCGACAAGCTCATGGGTGTGACCTCCGCAGGGTCGGGCGGCACGTCATCATCGGCTGCGGCAGTAACGCCTGTAAATCTCACCATCAACGTCAACGGCAAGCAGGTCGCCACTGTGAATACCGAGGACTATCTCAACAAAATGAAAAACGAAGGAGGGGTGATAGATGTCTGACAGATACAACGGCGGTATATCCGTAAAGATAGGCAATTATTCGCTGAAAAAGATATCCGCCTATTCGCCGTCGTGGGAGATCATCACGGACACGTTTACTGCATATGACTACAAGAACGTGAGCGTTTACAAGGGACGGCGTTTCAAGCTGAACGTCACAACGGGATATCTTACGCCTGACGAGCTTCACGCTCTGCAAACAGCGCTTTTTGCCCATAGTTTTACTGTTGTGACCCCTGATTTCACGGGGGCAGTGCTGCTGGACAGCTGTTCCCAGCCTCTGGCGCACGCAAACATTTACGGAAAATATTATACAGTTTCCTTTGCCGTTTCCGCTGTGGCTCTCACAGGCGGGAGCGGCTCTCTTTAGCCTGAAAATCAAGGTAGGGGGAGCGGAACTAAGCACATTCGGAGATGTTACGGTGACAAGGGCTGTGTCGGGCATAGGCACGTCGGGGATTTGTACATCTCAGCTGACGTTTACCTGTCCTGCGCCGTTATCTGCGTACCGTGCGGCGGTGGTGGAGGTCGTAGGCGTTGACCTGCCCAAATACTACATCGACAGCAGGACGGCAAAGGACGGCACCGTAAGCGTAACAGCCCTCGACCGTATGGCGTACACCGACAAGGATTTTGATATTGGCTGGGTAGATGTGGACAGCGGGGACAGAGTTCAGACCTCTGCAGTGCTGTCGGTCATAGCCATTAAATGCGGATTTGCGGGCTATGCCGCTGTTATCCCCGACTGGCTGGGCAGTCTGCCAAAAGCCATGGTGGGCGGTGTCAGCTGTGCAACTATCCTCGAAAACCTTTCAACGGTGATGTGCGGCTTCTGGTTCACATCAAACGAAAATGAGCTGGCGTTCCGAGCCTACGGCACAGCCTCGGGGAATATGCCTGTATCCGAACATTCGGCGCTGGCGATAGGCGACGAATACACGGCGCAGGGCGTGCGGGTAACAAACGGCAGCACAGTCTATGAGAGAGGCAGCACGCTGTATGATTATGACACCTTGCAGATATCCTCAGAGCTTGCCACGGACGGCACTGCGGCGGACATCTGGGGCAATGCGGAGGGCAAGGCATATGACGCTGTGAGCTGTTCCGACTGCGTTCTGACGTTTATACCGTTCCCCGGCTGTGATGTGACTTTCGGGCAGTTTCCGAGCCGCAGCTACCGCATAATGTCCGTAACGGCAAAGCTGTCATCGGGCGGCATTATGGGCAGTCTTAGTACGTCATCGCCATCGGGTGGGGAGATATCCCGCAGAGGACGGCTGACACGTACTGTCAATGGCAAGGTCACTGAGGGTGGGCGCTACGGCAACAGCCGCATAACGTCCGACGGTATCATGTTCGAGGAGGAGTGACATGGGCAAGGCATACAAGCTGATAAAAGCTGTCAGGAAAGGCGGATTCGGGCTGTCCGAGATGGTCATTACAGACCGTCTGCCCGACAAGATCGAAAAGATATCCGACAACAAGGTCATTGCCACATACGGTAATTATCGCCAGATATGGACTGCCGATGGGAGCGGAAATGAGAGGCATAATTTTAAGGAAGTCATTGAGGAGGTGGGCAGCGATGACGGCAGCTGAGGCGGCGAAGATCATGATGTCGGGGGGTGATGGCGGAAAGGTCAAGCCCATAACTATAACGGAAAACGGAGTATATAATGCGCCTGAGGGGTATGTGGGATTTGCGCCTGTGACTGTTGATGTCAAAACAACGGCAGTGATACAGCCCCTGACCGTATCTGAGCCAGGTGTGTATAATGCGTCCGACTATGGCTGTGACGGGTTTGACCCCGTGAACGTATCCGACAAATACAAGAAACTGTATGAGCAGGCGCTGGGTATTGGCGATAGCATTGACACAGGCATTACTGATCCCGATGGAAATGAGGTTGTGCTGGATAATGCTATCGAAAGCGATTGGGACATCGTAAAATGTATCACACTGAATGAGGGGTCGGCGGCTATTACGTGTCCCGGTACAGGATTGCAGTTAAAACTATTTGTGCATTACAGTGACCCCCAGGTTTTGACCGATGGTAATACCTATGTTACAAAGTATCTTGGCGCAACAATGACAAATTTAACGACAGGACAGACTGTAACATATGATAATATTTTGCGAGGCGGATATCAAATAAAGGTGACGGAAAAACTATCCGTCCGGTTTACTGTTGAGAATTATCTGATTAAAGCTAATGGTCAGTATTTTCAATTTTATCCCGGAAGAGTTTGGCGTAATGGCGAATTGTGGGGCGGTGCTGAGAGTTGGTGGAACTCCTTTTTCAAGGAGTTTAATTCTGGCACTGTCGGCATACCATTGGGATTTGTGTCGCCCGTATATTTTCAGGCGGTTTATGCGTAGTAGAGGAGGAATTTATATGATAACAACCCAGGAAACAACCGTAAATGTCAGCGGTCTGACAACGGTGGAATTTGACCGCCGTTATCCGTTCTACGGTATCAGGAACGATAGCAGCAGTGCGATACAGGTATCGACTGTTAACGCCGAGTGTGTGGAAGGCGCCGACGGTGTAGTGACTGTCGCTAAGGACAGCAGTTTTATTATTGCCAACTGCGGCGATAAATTCAATGGCACTATGCTGTACCTGAATGGAAATGGCACTGTCACAGTCGTTGGTCAGTACAGCGACAGCAACCGTTTTAAGGTGGCACAGAAAGGGGGTGGTGAAACTGTTGATATAACCCCCACATCGCTGGGATATACCCCGGGAGCAAAGATGCTTTATGATGGCATCTATAACTTCCCGCCTAAACACGCCACGAACGGTAACACATGGGTCGATATGGTGAACAGTCAGACTATGGGTCGATATACAGACGGCAGCGGTTCCGGACTGATAGCATCTAACCACTATATCAAACAGGCTGGTATCGCAACGGCAATGAAGATACCCGACATGATTGATTATGACCATTTTACTGTAGAACTGTTTGTTGAAATAACGGGCGGAACTACTGGCGAAAACGATATTATCAGCAATTTTGACAAGGCTGGTTTTGGCATTTACACCGAAAACGGTCAGTTGAATGCGTCTATACGTTCTGAGGCATCGACAAGTTACCTGAATATCGCCACAGCATTCAGTCAGAATACGTCATATGGTTTAGCTATAACCTATGACGGACAGGCGTTTAAGTTCTATGTGAACGGCGCACTGGTCGGAACAAAAACGTTATCCGACTACAAAAAATCATCCAAAAATACCTATCTGGGCTGTTTGGGCGCAGGCGATGTCAATTATGCGGTAGGCGCATATAATTTCTATCGTTTGGCGGCGTACAGTAGAGCGTTGACTGCGGCTGAAATCGCTCAAAACTACGAAAAGGACGTTAAACGTTACGTCAACGGCGAGCCTGATTTTCCTGCTGAAGACGAGACAGAGTGGATTACCAGCATTGCAGAAAATCATAATAATATCTTTCGTGGCGATGATTTATTCGCCAAAGGTTATACTATTGATGATATCTGCGCTATGATTGCCGACGGGTCATTTTCTGACATTTACATTGGAGACTATTTCACGCTGTCTGGCAGTATCCCCGATGTCCCCTGTTTTGTGGAGCAGACCGGTGATGATGGTACAAAATCATTGGTGGAATCGACCCAGACTGTTACATACAATACCAAATTCCGCATTGCGGGACTGGATATATACCTGAATACAGGCGATAAAGCGTTTACACAGCATCACGCTGTGATCGTGCCTGATAAAGCTATCGGAAATAACCGAATGAACAGCACAAATGTAACTACTGGCGGATATGTTGGTAGTTTTATGTTCACATCAGTATTACCTGTGTATAATTCACATTTTGACGCAAAATTGAACAACCATTTGCTGTCGCACCGTGAATATCTGACTAATGGTGTATCGGGAAATTCTGCTAATAAGTGTACATGGACTGATGTAAAATTCAACTTAATGTCCGAACCAGAAATATATGGATGTTCTGTACGGGGCGGTGTGCTCGACGTAGGCTTGAATCATCGACTATTTCCATTATTCCGTATATCGCCGACATATATATCTAACTCAGTTTGGAGGTGGTTGCGAGCTATCTATATGTCAACTAATTTCGCATATATTAGCGGCTCGGGCGTCACAGGCGGAGGTAGTGCGTCTACATCACTCGGGATTTGCCCCTGTTTCTGCATAGGCTGAGGAGGTATGACAAATGGATACGTACAATGAAATACAGCAAAAAATCGCTGACTGCCGCTGGCAGCTGTCGGATAGCGCCAGTCCTATTGGGGACTGGAAAATAGCCAAGTGCTATGAATATGCGTTGATGGGGCTGCCTGCACCGTATGACATGACCGAATTAAACGCCAAGCGGCAGGCGGTAAGAGATGAAATTAACGAGCTGGAAGAGAAATTGAAAAAATTTGATATTCCTGTGGTTAGGAAATCTAAGGAGGAATGAAAATGGCTGCAAAAACAAATTACGGACTTGTCGAATATGCCAAGGCACAGCTTGGCAAGCCGTACTGGTACGGCACATTCGGGCAGACAGCGACCGAAACACTTTATGTTGCCAAGAAAAAGCAGTGGCCTGTGTATTACAAGTGGGAGGGCACAGCTTACGACAATTTTCCGTCGCAGTATGGCAAGCGTGTACATGACTGCGTGGGCCTGATTAAGGGCTACTTGTGGTCTGATACACCTACCTCGACACCCAAATACAACAGTGCTCAGGACGTGTCCGCAAATATGATGCGGGCAAATTGCAGGGAACGTGGTGCCATCTCAACCATGCCTGACACACCCGGTGTACTGGTCTTTATGTCGGGTCATGTAGGTGTGTACATCGGCAATGGCGAGGTAATTGAGGCTCGTGGGCATGAGTTTGGTGTAGTCAAAACCAAACTCTCACTCAGACCCTGGAAGTGGTGGGGCAAATGCCCTTACCTTACATATCTGGACAAGGCTCCCACGATCACCATTGACGGTGCAACCGCCACAAAGCCCGGCACATCATCTGCTATTGGTATTGGTAAGAAGGTAACTGTTAAGAAAGGCACCTGGAATGTCAGAAAGCTTCCCTCTGCCGATGCCGCTGTAATAACCCGGGTCAAGGGCGGACAGGTGCTTAACGTCGCCACAGGTTGGTCATATGTGCCTGCATTAGGCGGCTGGATATCGGATAAGGGCTTGGAATAAGAAAGGAGATCATCATGGATAATATTAAAAGATGGTTTATAGCCATTGGTGCGGCGTTGTCAAGCTGGCTCGGACTGCTTTACGTGCCGATGATAGTGCTGATACTGTGCAACATCATTGACTATGGCACGGGCCTGTGTGCCGCAAAGTACCGTCAGGAGACTGTATGCTCGTACAAATCAATTCGTGGTATCGCTAAGAAAATATGTATGTGGCTGTTGGTTGCGGTAGGCGCTATACTGGACTGGCTGTTATCTTTTGCCGCTGCGAATATAGGGGTAACGATACCGTTTCATTTTCTTGTTGCATCGGTGGCGGCTGTTTGGCTCATCGCCAACGAGATCATTTCCATTCTGGAGAACGTCAAGGACATCGGTGCACCTCTGCCGCCTTTCCTTTTGAAACTGGCAAAAAACATTAAATCCAAAACGGAAGAGGCTGCTGATATGCAGATAGGTTCAAAAGAGGATAAATAAAATTTTCTCCCGCTCTCGGTTGAGGGCGGGAGATTTTTTTGTTCGTGGCAAAAGAAAAGCGCCGAGAAGTTATTCCCGACGCTTTTTGATTACCA